CTAGATTATTGGATGCTGCCCGGCAGAGCTGCCACTCGATATGTTTGCTTTGGCATTTTGTGTGATTTCGTCATACACAGCGTTGGCGATCGCTTCTGCCATCTTCCCCGCCATGGCGAATTCACCAGTAAGAACGAACCCTTGTGCTTGGAGTTCGCTTTCCAATTTTGCTTTGAGAGATTCTTTACTCATTGCCATGTTATTTACCTACTTTGACTGTTGTTGCTAAATCAACACTGGTTTAGTCTAGATAGAATGAATAGTCGATCCGGTACAAATACTGCTTGGTATTTAAACTTAGCATTTGATAGTTCCTACTAATAGTGTAAAAATGATCGGATTTTTACAGACTTTCTTAAGGTTCCTTAATGAACAAGCAGCGTCTTGATTACATCGATGCACTTAGAGGTTGGGCAATACTTGGAGTCATTGTTACTCATGTTGCCTCTATTATTCATCTTGATGGTCACCTAAGATATTTAACTAACCTAGGTGGCTATGGTGTACAACTATTCTTCATGATTAGTTCTTTCACTATATTTTTAACTCTTGACTACTCAAAAAATATAAAGAACGAAAATTATGTAACTTCAAACTTTTTTATAAAACGATTTATGAGAATCGTACCAATTTATTACTTAGGAATACTAGTTTATACCTTAGTTTTTGGTCTAGATTCCAGAGGTTGGTTACCAGGCCCAGAGCTTTGGCACTATCCCATGCACTTTCTATTTATCAATTTATTGCACCCAGCAACTCCTAGTTCTGTTGTTCCCGGCGGATGGTCTATTAGTTGTGAGATGTTATTTTACTTAACTTGCCCTTTAATCTTTAAATATATTGACAACCTAAACAAATCCATAATTTTTTGCGTTTTGAGCGTTTTATCAGGTTGCGCATTTATCATTATTGGTAAAGCGGTGTTCGCCGAACAGCTATCTTCTCTTTATGGCGTAGGACAAACTCACGCATTCTTTTATAGAAACATACTAAGCCAACTAGGGTGTTTCTCATTTGGTATAGTTTTATTTCATCTTTATAAAACAAAAAAAGTAAATGATTTCTATGCGAACATCTCGATGTTATTATTTATAATTTTATTTTCCCTTGCTGCCTCTAAGCTATTCAGAGGTGCATCTCATTATGTTGTAACCTCTTCTTTTTTGTTTTTAGCTATATACTTATCAGCTAAAAAGAACCATATTCTTTCCAATAGATTTACTCGCTTTATAGGTAAAATAAGTTATTCAGCATATATTACACACTTTTTAGTAGTATATTTGCTATCAAGAGTATTCTCTTCACCAGAACAATTTTTGCCATTGTTACTCTCTAGCCTTGCCATTACTATCATCGTTGCATATTTTTCTTTTAGGTTTATTGAAAGTAAGATCACCAACATAGCCAAGGTTATTGTTTCTCGGCGAGAGTCACTATCTCTTACTAAGGAACTGGCCTAAGTCTATGGCTACCTCTCTGAGGTAGCCTATTATTTTACACCTTGGTTCTTAGTTCACTGTCCAACTTTTTTGAATGATGCATTACTCATTACCATGTTACTTACCTGCCTTAACTGTCGATGACAAATCAGAGTGAGGTTTGCCTGTGTAAGCACAAATGCAGTCACCTTGCACAACACCTTTCCCGCCATTCATGGTGATGAGGTCAGCGACTTCTATGATTTTCTTGGCCGTGGTGGTTTTGTTGTTGGTGATTTCTTCTATTTTGTCTTCCAACACTTTGATGCGTTGGTTTAAACATTCCGTGATGTTGTCTTTGTCTGTCTTGCTTACGAAGTTACCTTCTTCATCTACCAGCTGGTAAACACCTTGGCGTTGTTGGTAGCGGCTTTCGCCTTGCTTAATTGCGGGTAACTTGAACCCCAAAGGCAGCACACAACGAATAAACGGTTTATCCGGTTGGCCGAACATAAAGCCTATTTCGACAATACTTCCGATTGCAGGTGGCTCAAGTCTACCAGCGTATTCACCCACACCTGGTATTGGTAGTGGTACCGCCTGAAGTGGTGATTTGTCTTTGAACTCCACGCCCTTCTCATCAAGCAGCTGAACGTCCACCGCGTAATGCGGATAAAAGCGATCAGATATGTCGCCCTCTTCTGGCAGCTCAGGTAACGCCACTACTTTCCCCCAACGAGGCAAATGCCAGCGTCCGGTCAGCTCGGGAAACAGTCGGAAGATGATCCGCTTAATTGCATTTACGTCCATGTCAGCTTCACCTCGGTTCCTTGAAAATCAACGCCAACCAAGCGCAATCCGTTAACAATTGCCCCTGGTCTTATCTTAGGGCTCGCAGGTATTTTCACTGACTTGGCCGTCGTGTGCCCCGTCATCAGGTTATCTGGAATGGTAACCGGCTTATCTGACCAGTAAGAATCCTTCCAACTACCCACATAGATTTGGCCGTTACCCTGCTGCTGCCAAAACAGGTCTTCAATACCGAAGGCTTGAGACAGCTCGTCCATCACTCGATACCCATTACCATCACTATAAAAGCAAGGGATTGATGTTTTGCTGTAGGCCGCTTCTGGTACCACAAACTGCAGTCCGGTTTTGTTGGTCACATCGCTGAGTAATTGCATTAACGTTGGGTGGCGAAGCGTGATATCGAGCGGCTTAAACAACAATGACGCCAACTCGCGACAAAACAGTTCTGACCACCCTTTTTCTGATGCTTGAACCCGTTCGATGTAACCAAGGAATACCCTCGATATGCTGTCACCCCACCCGATATCCACCGCGATAATGGTATTAACCTTCGGAGAACCTTCAACAGAAATCGAGCAGCGACCAGGTGTATTCACGTCAAAGAGAATGCGATGGTTCTTTGCTTTAACCTTTTGGCTGCCAAGATAGGCTCGGCATACGAACTTTTGGTTGGGCTCCATTACCTCCCCCTATGACAATATTTCGTCTAGTGATTTGAGAAACTTCATGATGCCTGTGAGTTCGACGCTTGTATCCGGCGGAACATCTTCACTTTGCCCTGTTTCTACCGGAGTAGTCACTCCTTGCACCTGTTGCTGTGTTGCTGGCTTATCTTCCTGACGCTGTTCAACACGTTCGGGAACGGACAAGTGCTCAACCAACTCGAAAGCCACGTTCCATTGCCGGTTGCTCTCTTGCTCATCGGCTCGAATAGTGCCTTGGAACTTCACCTGGCGAATCTTTAGCGCAGCGGCAGTATTGTTGCTGATGCGATAAATCTGGCGGGCACTGTTGTCTTGCCCGCCTGCCAAGGTGAAAAGGTTGCTTAGGGTTTCACTCTTGTTGAATGGGATCACGCCACTTACGGCTAACACTTTGCCTTTGTTACCCGTTTCGGCTTGGTCAGTGGATGAAGACTGGCCGGACATATCTTGTCCGGCTAGTTGTTGGCGAACGCTAATACGTAGGTTTTTGAGTGAGATTTGAGTGCCGTTGAGGGTTAGCATCGTTATTTCGCTCCCTATTAAACTGACTTAAAGCTGTTGTCTGCAAGATATCCATGAAACAACATGGAAGGCGTAACACTACCTGTTATCACCACATCTTTTTCAACGAGCACACCTTGAGAACTGCGTAAGTCAGTAGCTGTGTATCCTGCATTCGTTTTTAAAATGCTACATCCCCTAAGATGATGCGGGCCAAACTCTGGCTTTCCTGTACTATCAATAGGTAATGGAATAATTTGGCAATTGTGAAACCAACCTATTGCATCAGTAGCTAATGAACCAGAATATTGGTCATAAGCCACACATGATCCCCCGTGTACTTCTAAGTAGTGTGATACCGACACCTCAACATCAAACATGGTGCACTGACTTATTAAAAGGCGAAGTTTGATTTTATCAATACCTTCATTCCTTTCTTCTGTGAAAGGCGCATATTGAACTAGCGTTTCTGCACCAGGAGATTTACCTTCGTTGTATTTCGGGTTGCGATTAGCGTTAAAAATTCGAGATACCGACCATACTGCGTTGTGAGCACCAGATACAACATCGCCCTCTTCAACGTTCATCTTGACATACATATCCTTAGGTCCATTAACGGCAGATACATATGCGTTAGGATTTTCTTTGGAATAGTTGACGTTATCGATAATGATCCTTGCAGGAAGGCGTATCCCTGTAGTAATGGCATTGTTTGAGAAATCAACACAGACAACACCAAACGCCTGATAATTGAGATGGGAATCTGGAGCTTCAATCACCACGTCTTTGATGATGATATTTCTTGCCCACTCGACAATATGGCTTGCTCCATAATCGCCATCACAATGGAACTTAACTATCTGCAATCCAATATCACGAGACATGCTGGCATCCACAATCATTCTCAGACCATCAATTTCTATGGTCCCTCGCCATTCACTTGCATAATCAGGGCGTAACTGAACCACATCACTAAAACCGTAATCTTTGGAATTGAGCTTGGTAGACTTCCCAAAAAACTTAGAGCAGTTCTTTAGCTTGAGGTAACCACCTCCAGAGCCGACCAATATCCCCCACTCTTTAAAATGGGTGTCTTCGGCTAAGAGATCCCAAAGACCAAAGTGGCCATCGAACCGGTTAATTTTGCAACTCTTCAACGTCACCCCATTGACGAGGTTCATACCCGCAAAACCGTAGCCGCAATAGGCATTCAGGTTTTCTAGGTATAAGTCCACGACGCCCGTTCCGGAAAGACCATAAGTGCCATCAGTACCATCCAAGCGAGTCGGTGCTTCAGCATTAACATCAATGAGACGAACGTCCGCACACATCGAATAACGCATTGGTGCGCGAATATTTTTTTGGTCTGAATTGGTTTTATCTTTGAAACCAATCAGGTGCCAAACCGTATTGTTGCGGGCAATTTCTAAGAAGACATGACTCGGGCTACCATTTTGATCTAGGAAGCCGCCCTTGATAGTAATGTAACACTGCTCCATATTTCGGTACTGAACAGTCAATGACTCAGCGCTTGTGTAATCAAATCGCAATGGCTTATTCAGTTCACCATTTTTCCCGACTCGGTTCGGCTCTCGTTTATTTTCAAACGTAGAAGATGATGGGTAACGCTTGATATGAGGCGTATCAGAATCGATGAATATAAACGCGTTATGAAGAGTGGCCAGTGAAGGCAACCAACTTGACGATTCGTAGAACTCACTTTTATCCAGCGACAATGAGAACGTCTCTAACGGGTTCCCTTCCGCTCGAAACAATACAGGCATACTCCATGTCGCCGGGTTGCCAACCCTTGAATCAATGATGAATTCTGTCATTCCCCAATCCACATTCGTGTTGATAACCACTAAGTGGCTATCGTCAATCAGCGCTTTTCCATCTTCATTCTGAACTGGAACCAGTTTAAGATTCGCGCAATCATGACAGTCTTTAATTTGCTTCATTACCGAAGTTTGACCGTCTAATACCGCACCAAACTGGCGATAATTCAAAGGGCTGCTGACAATTTCAAATTCTCTGCCCTTCGAATCGTAGACTAACCCAATGTTGAGATATGACTTTCCCGCTTCTTCAAGTTTGATATTCCCTGTAAAGGTATACTCAGCGCCGCCCTTATCGCCAGGTGAATAATAGCCACGAGTTATAATATGCTCACAGTCCAAACTTCCACTCGTTATCGAATTAAATCTAGGCAGTGCAATGGTCATCATTTTTGTGCGACCAATACCTCTCAAATCACTCACTGTTCCATCAGCCAGCACCTTGGCAATTTTGCACACGAAGTGTGGGATACCTTTACCAGTAGATAAGTCGATGTAATCGTCTTTCTCTTCGTCGGTGATAACCAAATCAAACAGGGTAACTTGCTCACCTGTTGATGTGCCTTCGCGGTGCGCGTCAATGTAGATGAACGATGGTTTGTTGGGTACCTGAACGCTGCGGTCGAATTCCATGCTGACACGGTTGCCCGAGACATAACCGGCACCCGCTTTGATGTTGTAGGCTTCACCTGATGGTGTCACCAAGAAACCATCTTCGATAAACCAGTCTTTGCCGTTCTGGTCGATGATGGATTGCGCCACATCGCTGTCCATCTTCTTCATGCGGTCAGTGGCGTTGTATTGCCAGCTAGATGCATCCACAGTGATATTGGTGATTTCGGCAATGTCTTTGTATTCAAGCACGACCGAACGCACCAAGGTATTACCCGAAACACCTGGCTCATCGGCCGTCTTTGGTGTGAGCGCGTGATGGTCAATCGTGACTAATACGCCATATTCAGAGCAGTATGCACCTGTCCAGTTGAACTCGAACGGACCAACATCGCTGGTCAAAGTGGTGCTGTAGATCACCGAGTCTGCAGAAAAACGACCGCGTTGCTCGACTTGCTCTTGGTGAACCATGTCATCCGTCGGTACCACATCATCTGGCTGTGGAAACTCTGGGCGGTTTGGAAGATTCGCGAACATCATCTTGTCGATGATAAGTGGTTTTTCTTCTGCGTTGAGCTGTGCCAACAGTGCTTTACCTGCGGCGGTTAAAATTGACTTGTCAGTGGTATTTGCCATGTTTAGTAATTCCTTAACCCTTCACTGTGGCTTGGTAATATTCGCCATTAACGTTAAGCACATTTGGAAGCATGCCAACGTTGAGTCGAGTTTTGATATGGGACGTTGAATACTGTGCTTCGATATTCTGGCTTCGTGCCGCCAAAGGCATTCCAGCGTAGCTGGTATATTGATAACGGCGACAGGTTCTGCCGTATTGCCTGATGACGGTATCGAACAACTTAGGAACGTTGGTTAAATCGCCGTCTTCGATTTTTAAGCTAATGACATCCCAATCCACATTGTCTAAACGCTCGTCCTGAGTGACATGCGGATAGCCCAACTTGGCGAACATCTCTTTCCACCCCGCTATCGTGCCCGCATCACGCGAAAATCCGTATGCATGAGCCACACGAATGCGAAATAGGGCTTCCGGCTCTTGGCCTAAGCGCTCGACTTCACGTTGCCACGCAAGAATGTTGACCAGTGCCATTGGCGCGGTTAACGGATCATGTTGCTGCAGTGGCATTTCGAATGCGGCTCTTACATGTTCCCAGTAATTGCGCATGGCTCGGGCGAACTTAGCCAGTTCGCCTCGCCCCATCCAGTAACGCAGGTTAATCTCAGGAATTTTCAATCGTCACCCCCAGAGAATTAATTCGCGGTACCGTCAGGTTATTAATGATGTCAGCGTTATCGAATTCGAGCGATTCAATCTCTGAGAACTGCTCATGCAGCTCTTTCCCTAATCTTGAGAAACTGAATCGAAGCACCGGACTGGTCGCTGTTGGCGAGAAATCAGTGTTCTCACGGAACGCCGCACCAATAAACTGCTCCACTTTAATTTTCAACGCATCTCGGTCCTCCATCGTCAATGAACGAAGTGGCCAAACTCGACACGTAATGTCGTGAGTAGTTTCTGGCATGGCGAGCACTTGCAGATCATCCCCATGCCCGTGCTGACCTTCGACACGAATGTATTCATTCAAATCCGCCAACATTTCTGCAGATGGTTCACCCGTGTCTAAAAGGATGAGAGCATTGGCGGTACCTGGTCCACGCGGGGCGTTATGCTCAAAATAAACATTGTCGTCGTTGATGCCTGCGCGACTGGTGAGCAGCGAACGGTAAGCCGCATCAATGTGCCATCTTGCTACTGCGCTCCACTGGTTACGAATACGAAGGCGGAGTTCGTCATTACTCTCTTTGTCTGCCCCTGCTTCATTCAACCATTCGGCAGGGTTGGTCACCGCGCCAATGCCCGGAATCGCAGTAGGCAAAATGTGGTAGTAACCTTCGCCTAGGTTGTAAGCCGCGCCCTCGTTCTCCGCCTCGACTTCTGCCATCACTATGGTGTCGTTTTCTGGCATCGTCGTATCGGCAAGCACCTTTACCCGGTAAATCGTGCCGTTAATCGGTTCGGTTTGAACCCATGTATCTTTTGGGATCACCAACGCAGGGCCTTTAGACGCAGAACGTTGAAAAGCGATCATGCCTTTGGCTTTGGTTGCACCTTTGCGGGTGAGTTTGCATTGCCACGCCAACAAGTCGAGCCATTGGTCTACGGCCGTTGCCACAAACATGTTCGGTAAGACATAGCCAACCAATAAGGTATTGATGAGCCACATTGTGACTTTCACTACGGTGGCTTCAATGAGTCGCCAAAATGGAGAGAACGGCGAGTCGTTTGAGATGATGGAACCTTCTTTGTCCATCTCCTCTTTGAGCACTTTCTTCCACCCTGCTTCATCGGTTGGGATGCCGGATTGCTTCACCAGTTCGGAATAATCTGGTTTTGGAATATCAGTCATTAACGCTCTCCGTTATTCACTATCTCTAGTTGCAACTCGCCAAAGTCCATGGTATCGGCAAATACGTAAATCGTGCCCTCGGTCGGTTCATCCAAACGAACAGTACCTGGTACCAATCGAACGTCTTCTTCAACAAGCAATTCCAGCTTGGTGCGGATATCAGCTTTCTTTGACGGGCTTCGCTCTGCGATTAAATCCACCGCTAAGTTGCTCTCGATGATGGCGTGTTTGATGTCTTGGGCGATCACTGCACGGTCTTGAATCAAGATTGGGTTGCGGCCTGCATCGAGCACCACATCCCCGTTCTCAATCAAAATGTCTTGGTATTTGTAATCCGCCATTAGCCTGCCGCCATTTCTATTTCACTCGCCATGTCTTGCGGGCTGTTCATGTAGGTTGGATAAATCGCCACTCCACCGTAGTTGGTCGAGCTGGTTTGGTAGCTGGCAATATTTTTGGCTGCGCCACCTGGTTGAATTTGTGCACGAGGCGTAGCGCTTTGAACGGACTTCGATTTCACTTGAGTAGCTTCATCATCACCGCCGAAGCCTGGTATCCAATCAATGAGTCCTTTCACTGAGTCCCAAATTCCCGCTAAGCTCTGGGTAATCCAGTTGAACACTCCGGAAAACACTTCCTTCATTGAGTTGGCCATATCACCGATAAAGGCAAAGCCACTGGTGTCGGTAAAGCCGCTCATTACCCATTGCCAACCTGCCTTGATGAACTCAAACATGGCTCTGAATGGGAGTGTGATTAAAGTGATCGCCCCTTCGAGTACTTGGAACCATGTTGTGTCACCAAACGAGGCTTTCAAATCATCCCAGTAGAAAATCAGCGCACCAACTGCGGCAATTGCGGCAACGACAGCACCAACAATGAATCCAATTGGGTTCGCCATCATTGCGATATTTGCCGCTAGCATTGCAACGCGAAGCGCTGCCATTCCTTTGGTTAGTAAAAAGTTCACCCCTGTAAACATCTTCATGGTAAGCATATAAGTCGCCATGGCTTGTTTACCGACACCCATCATTAAGGTAAAAGCACCACCTGCAGCAGCTGCACCTAAAATCGCCATGGCAGCAAAACCAATGTACTTTGTCAGGTTCGGGAACATCTCAGTCCATTCGATGATTTCTATCGCACCATCGGCCAAGCTCGAAATCACAGGCAAGAGAGCAGGCAACAACGCGGCACCAAAAGCAGTTCGAACCGCAAACACGCCTTGTTCGAGTCGTTCCCATTGGTCGGTCATCGCTCCAGCCATGTTAATTGCCGTATTTAAGTTACTGGCATCATTTAGGTCTTTGACGCTTGATTGCAGCTCACCCGTTTTACCTATCAAATCGGTGATAAGCAGCACGGCTTCATCCGAGCCGAAAGCTTGCTTAATTTGATCAATTTCCAGTGAATCTAAATCACCGAATTGGTTGCGTAGTTTCGACATAATGTCGAACATGGGCAGCATTTTCCCGTTGCTGTCGGTAAACGCCATGCCGAGCTTGTCTTGCGCTTTGACCACGCCGCTCATAAAGGCTTTGTAACGAGTCCCCGCTTCACTTCCCGTCATAGAACCTTGCAGCAGGCCAAGAACTGCCATTTGCTCTTGAATAGCCACGCCGTGAGTTTTACCTAACGCGCCTACTCCCTTAAACGCATCTGACATGCCTTGCCCCGTCGTTTTGAACATCTCGACGGATTTTGCGGTCATACCTGCTACTTGTTCAGCCCAGTTGTCTTTACCAATCCGCTCTGCTTGGTCTTTAAACACCGAGTACATGGTACCCATGTAGTTGGTAATGGTGGCCGTATCTGCTTTAGTCGCCGCGGCTAAAATAGCCGAGCTTCTTGTGACACCCGCCAGTTCATCACCTGTCATATCCCCCATCGCAGATTTGATATCATACGAAGCCGCCACGAATTCCGTTGCCGACTTACCGTACTCAACCGAAAACTTCATTGCAGTTTGGGTTAGGGTTTTTAGTTGATCATTAGCAACGCCAAGAGATTTCACTTCACCTAACGCCCTGTCCATTTCAATCGCTGGCATCAAGGCTTGTTGCAATGCAAAGCCAGCACCCACCATGCCTGCCGCTCCTGCCATCATGGTATGAGTACCCTGACGGTAGGTATTGGTGACATCATTCAAATTGCGTTGAATATTGCCCAGAGGTTTAGAAATCTGGTCAATCAATCCAACTTGAAATCTGAGTGCTTCTGGTAACATCGTGTTCCTTATCAGCTAAACGCCTTGGCAACCCCGTTAGCGGTGGCAGCTTGCATGTTTTCCCAATACTGACGCTCTAACCAAATTGCCCTTGCAAGGTTCTCTTCGCTGTCTGTCTCACCCGGCAACCACTTACGGCGCCAGGTGAGCATTTGTTCGAGCTCGTTGGAGTCCATAGCCCGAACAAGGGCATCTATTTTTTTACTTTGATCTGCAGCTTCGGTGTGTATTCCTTGAGAACTTCACCCACAACTTGAATCGCTGCACCTGGGTTATCGTTCGTCAATTCACGGAAGGCTTCTTTGCTTTCTTCTGTAACGGTGTTCATCAGAAAGTTATGCGCAGAGTTCACGATTTCACCCTGTGCCAAGGCGTTCATGTAGTCGTTATAATCCGCTTCTGTTGGTACGAACGTGATATCTGCATCACCGACCGTTAATACAATTTGTTTGCTCATGCTACATCTCTCTCTTTATCTAACTTGGTTTCCAAACGGTCGAACCGTCCATTAATTGAATCTTTCAAATCATCTACGGCTTCCCGTAGCTCGTGCTTAGTGGCGTACTTCTCGGCGACATCACCGCGCAGTCGCTCAGTGGCTAGCTCATTGGCATGGATACGACGGTCATGGTCTCGGGCGGTGCTCTGCCCTTTATCCGTTCTGCCGAAAACCACATTGATGATGGCGATAAGCAGCGCTATCGTTGCCACAATCGCCGATATCCATGATGAATCCATCGCTATTCCTTCTGTGGAACTTCTTTCAAGCGTTTGCCTTGTAATGAATTGATGATGTCGTCAACCGTCTCTTGCAATACATCGTTTGTGCTAAGGCCTTTTAAGGTTTCCAAGCCCCATACCACTAGGCGCGTGGCGAAACGTTCAAGGATGATTGACCAGCTGATTTGAAAGAACAGACCTTTCAGTACTTCCAACAATGTCTTGCCAACGATTCCAGTTAAGAAATTCATGCTGCTTCTCCGATTAGGGATTGATATGCCTGCAGGTAATCTTCTGCTGTTGCTTTACCTGCGCTTGTGTTCCAGTACTTCTTCGCGTACCGAGCCAAACCTTCGAGGTCATCGGCATCTGGCAAGGCTTCTGGGAACCGAATTAAATTGAGTCGTGCGGTTGCCACTGCGAACTCGGGTGAAATCACCATGTAACGAGGGTCTAAGTTCTCCACGGGTCCAAACATCGACAGCGCATCCAACAAGTGAGGACGACTCTTACCTAACCACTCGACAAGCCAGTTGAAGGTGGCGGGTTCCATTTGGGTAAAGCCCAGTGCAGGCCCACGCACTTGTTTTGAGTAAGTAAACTTTCCGGACTCATGAGCAATAATCATCAGGATCAGATTAATCGCCGCTTGAGTGTTCATTGTCCCTTTACCACCGGATGCCATATCTAAGTGGTCAAGGACTGGCTTCATGATTTTCTCAACAAAGAGCTTTGCTAAATTCATCGGGTCATTCGCTCCAATTCGCTTTGACACTGGGTGCAGTAGATGCAACCTGGTACTTTTTGGCGGCGTTCTTCTGGGATTGGGTCGCCACATTCGCCGCATTCATGTGCGCTTTCCCGTTCTTCAATTCGCTTAGCCCTTGCCAGTTGGTTGGCAAGCGCCACTTCTGTGAATTGGGTTTCAAGACCGCAGGCATGGTCGATAACATCTGCCATCATGCCTCCTTGTTATTGAACCAAGTCTTCGGTTTCATCCGGCCGTAGGTACGGCACACCGTTGATGCTGACAAAGTCCGGGCTTGTCACCTCGAACGGCAGCTTGTGAACTAATGCACTACCGCCATTCGAATCGGCATCGAGTAGGTCAGAGATTTTGATACGACATCCGAAGGCTTCAATTTTGAGCTCATCTTTATCAATCTTGCCGTAGAACAGCGCGTCAAAATCAGGCATTCCACGCCAAGAGCCGGCTTGTTTCGCTGCTTTGCTTAGCAAGTTAAATTGCTGCGTGGTCAGCTCCATTTCACCACTAGCCTCAACATCTCCGTCGACGTAACCATCTGGCACACCAGAGGTTTTATTGACGGCGGAATTATCGGTAATGGATAACGAGACTTTTTGTGCTTTGAGCTTGTAGTCACCCAAAGAGAAATGCATGTTCTTGCCAGAAATTCTCATGGATTACGCCTCCAAATCTGCAGGGTTAGTAAGATCAAGCGCGATGTTGACCACGATGTGTTTCGGGCAGTTATGAGGACGAACCATCAAACCGATTGACACTTTGGTTTTGGTCATCCACTGAATGGTGACGTCACCATCTTCTGGCGGCATGATTTCACCAGGGAAGGTAATGCCACCAACTTCTGTCGTTTTCGACATATCACGCATATCTTTGCGGAAGTAAGTGCGGTTCAGCTCAATGCTTGCAGGCGTTGAGTTAAGAATGCGGTCTGCAATACGTCGAATCGCTTTGATACGTACACGGCGGTTAAGCTTGTGCACCGGGCGAACGTATTCGAGGTACTGATAATCGCCGCCTTTGGCTTCCAATGTGGTTGCGTCCGACCAGTACACACCTTCTAAATCGGCGTACCATTGCGGTAGTGAGTAACGTGCGTCGGCCAACGTAGCGATGGTACTCATCTCTAATGCTTTGCCTGCACTGTCCGTTGGCATGTCACCCAAACTCAACACTGATCCAGTTGCGACACGCATTGGGCTGTCTGCTACCGTGACACTTCGGTCACACAAACGACCAGCCAACACACCTAGGTTATTGCCGTTAAGTTGAGGAACGGGCGTCACGAGGTTTGCCGAAACATCTTTCACCAGATCAAGCATGGTGGTTTCGTACTCTGCCCACGTTTGGCCTGTATCTGGGTCTGAATCGATACCCGCACAAGCGGCGAGGAAGAACACCCAACGACCAAGTTTGCTGGTCAGTTCAGTGGCTTTCGACTGCATATCGTCGAATTCAGCTTTAACTGCGACCGGGTCACAAATGGCGATGCCCTCAAATGAGTCGGTCAGGTTCGCTAAATCAACGGCGGCTTGCCAGGTATCATCGACACCTAAGCCGACAATCGCACCCGTCCAATTTTGTTTGCCGTTAAGCTGGGCGGCTTTCACGTTCAGACCAAGCGCATCATCGGCGACAACTTCGTCAAGGTTAGTCATGTTATTAATGCGGGTAACCTGACCTTGCAGCTCTGCCTTGTCAGTACGCCCGATGAAAAGCACGTGACGTTCTATCTCAGGGATACCGCCTTGTGCCAAATTGAGATTGTTAACCTCTACCTTTCCGGTTGCCATTGGTTATTTCCTCTGTTTTGCCTGCTCAAATATCTTGATGAGCTGGCGGTTCACTTCACGTTCTTTACTACCGAGAATCTGACGCTCTGCTAATGGGATATCCCAACTGGTGATATTTGGCTGATTAGAGAGTTCTCGAATGAGCTGTCCTGCTTGTCCATGGGTGATGGTTGTCATCAACTCACGTAAGCTGGCTTTCTTTCGTCCTTTGCCGCTTTTTCTCGGTACCGTGTAACCCAGTTCTCTTAGCTTTCTCGCTTGCCCCTTGGTACAAGGTGCTGAGTAATCCGGTTTGCCCCATCGCTTTTGCATTTGGCGCTTGGTCATTTTTTGCTTTTGACCAAGGTGGTGCCTCGCTGCGATTTTTGCGGTTAACTTGTTACTCCAGGTCAAATCAAGCTGGTTGGCGTTTCTCACATAAGGCGTTAAGCCCTTTGCCATCCGCTTTAAAACCTTGCTTTTCTTCTTTCCTTTCTTTGGTTGCAGAGCGCGTCCGTTAACGTCTTTTTGGGAACGAATGCGCTTTCTGGTATTGGTCGTTTCCCAACGGCCAAGGGTTTTCAGTATCCAGACTCGCTTTTTAGGTGGCAGAGCCAGCATGGTCAGCTTTTCCTGCATGTTGAGCACATCGCGCTCATTGACCTTAATTTGCGGCTTCATTCACCAACTCCGCTTCTTCTGCGGTGTAGATTTCAACGGCCTGCACTCGGTAGGTTTCCCCTCGCCAAGTGATCATTCCTGTTGGGTCAGGGATCAGCTCAATCGGCTCCATCATTTCCAGCTCAATGGCTACGTCCGCCGCTTCACTGCTGATCACATCAACCGAAAGGTCTGGGTCGCCTAACTCATCTTCATTACGCGTGGTGTCGTAATCGCTGAGCCAACAGGCAACCAGAGCAAGTAAGCAGCGAGGGTCCAGAAGTTGGTGGGGAAACTCTTCAATACTGATCACTGCGTTGTACTTCCAGTGACAAGCGATATAACCGCCGTTCCCTCGGTCTTCACCGTTTGGCACGATGGAGCCGTTTTCCTGCCAGGCATCGATTTTGTTATCGAGCACATTGGAATTCAGGTGACTGACGATGTAATCCGTCAGGTGTTCCAGCTTGGTTTTGTTGTAATTGGTTTCGCTCATATCGAGTCAATCCCGTTTGCACTGCGGCCAAGTAGTGCACGCACATCTTTGTTACTCTGAGTGAGAAAACGTGCCTCTTGTTCCGGTTCATCCGTTGCCACACTTTCGCCTTCCTTTCGGCGGTCTTGAGTCGCAAACTCTTTCAGCAGCTCGGCGTGAGCCCGACCATAAACCGCACGTTTGTAGAGCATGGTTTTCGGTGCGCTCAACACTGGCTTTTCGCCATCTACGATCAGGCTTTCTAATCGTTCTTGAATATTCAGTGCGGCGATGCTCACCGCATAGTTCAAAGAGTCGTTATCGAACGTATGGGGAACACGGCGTAAACTTCGGAATTCATCCGTGGATAAATCCGGCCATCCTTCACCAGGTATGGCGATATCGACTGCGCTGTTAACATTTCCGCCAAAGCTCATAACGGTTCCTTGCTTATTTAAATTAGGGCGCCTCTAAGCCACTGGGTCGACGGTATCGAGTTAGCCGATTGGCTTCTCTTACCTCACCAGCCGAGGCGCGGTGGCGTAGGAGTCTTTACAACTTGCCTTCCTGAATGGCACGGATGCGCATATCAATCTGGTCAATTTTGGTTTTGACACCGATTTTGTTGTGTTTTTCGTGTGCTTTGAGCAGAAACGCTTTGGCCTTTTCCAGCTTCTCAACATTACCCAGTTGGCTCGGTTGTGGTTCGCCCTTCTCGTTCAGCAGCAATCCGTAACCAGCGAACTTGTACCATTTGGCTTCTAGCTGCTCCGGCAGCTTCCATTCCTGATCGATTTTCTTGAATACTTGTGAGAAGTACGGTTCAACCGATTGGCCATTAGCGAGTTGTGTCTCAGACCACTCCAGAACAAAGTCGGCACATACAATCGCCCAGCTAGAACGTTTGAAGTTTTCCGGTGTTGGCAAGTCCAACTCAATGGCTTTGAACAACCACTCAATGGCGGTATCTAACTCTCCGGTATCGAACAACCACACAATCAGGTCAGTAAAAATAGGGTTCTGGTAGCTTTCACCGGCTTCCAGATACTTTTCTGCCATCGGTTTGTATTTAGGGATCAGTACGTCACGCTTGTAGTTCACCTTCTCAGCGATTTGCACAAACCCTTTGAGCTTGAGTTTTTCCTGCTCGAACCCGATGAGCTGCACGTGCAAGCTGTCTGTCGCAGTAGCGGCACCGGGTGCCACTACTGATGTCAGGCTAGCTTTCGATTGGCGACGAAGTATTTCACCACGCTGTTTTGCTAATGGGCTAACCATAAATCACCCCACCTATACTGCTGGTTCAACAACGGTCACCGCTTCAATCGCAGCGAACTTGTTCAGGTTGCCGATTGCATAACCTTCCATACGGATATGGTTTTGTTTGAAGCGAAGCGTATCTTCATCGTTCTTTTGCTTACGCCACTGCGTACCTTCCTGCGTGAGTACTTGCAGGTTTTTGGTGTTGGTTACCCAAACCTGATCGGCTGGGAAGAACGGCGCTTGATAGGCTTTCTTACCTGCAATGGTTTTTGCCAGTTGTTGAGCGGCTTTGTGCTCGGTAGGCGTGTTTGCCGCTTCCAGTAGACGGTGCTGCTCTGCTGCGACCAGGTTGGAACCGACGAGAACCACTAGGTCAGGGTCTTGGCGGTGCTCTGGCGCAATCGTGGTATTGATCAGGTCTTGAACCAACGAGTCTAGGTTTTTGTATGAATCCGGGGTTGCACCAGTAGGATCGAGTTGCGCTGAGGCAAGGACTTGGCTCGCTTTCTTCTCTTTGGCGATGGTCAGCCAGCCTTTGTTGACATCCTGACCAAGCGGATTAGCGACTGGGTCTGTTGCCGCTGCAGCCGATGTACCATTGAAACCTACACGCAGAATATCGAGAGCAAAACGGCGCGAGATGGCATTTTGCATCATCTTCAACCATTCATTTTTAGAGCCTGAGTTCGCCCATTGAGTCATGGTTTCCCAAAGAATGTGCGCGCCCGAGTCAGTTTTGACTAGTTCGTAGGTGTTACCGCTTTGGCCTACTTCTACGCTAAAGCGCTCATTGTTGCCGCGGCCTGTTGATAGACCATCGTTACCGACATCAACAACCTGGCCTTTGATTTGCTGTACAGGCAGCATCGCGATCATGCCTAAGAAGGCATCTGACTGCATAATGGCCTGACGCAGCTTGGTTTCCATTGGCGGAGTTAGGTTAAACATGTTTTGACCTGCTGACGCGCCTGCACTTGTCAACATGGTTGCAGAGAACTCTTGTAGGTATTGAGTTGAAATCGCATTCAGCATTACATCATGTCCTTAATAGAGAATTTATCGTCAGCACCAGAACCGTCTGGTTCTTGCCCCGGAACTTCTTTTGAAAGTTCAGCGAATTGGTTTTCAAGACCGTTCACTTTCTCAGCCAACGGTTTTAGCTTTTCGTCCAGAGTGGCAGAGAACTGCTCAATGGTTGTGCCCTGCTCTTCTGGCTCTGTTGTTTCTGGTTCGTCTTGCAAGTTGAACTCTTCTTTCAGTTCTTGCTTGAACTCGCCTTTGAATGCAGAAAACTGCTCTTGCAGTGCTGCTTTAAGTTGCTCTTCGGTCACGTCGGTGTCCTCTACTTTTGATGGAGTTTCTGGCACTTCATCGCCAGAAGAGAAAAATTCATTGAATGCCGCAAAAAAGCGGTCTTTGCGCGTGAAGCACTCAGAAAAATCGACTTCTTCCAATGCACTGCACTCTAATTCGGTGGTTTCGCCAGATGTACGATAGAATTGAAGGAGCGAGGTACCTGTGGAGGCTGGGGAGTCAGTCGCAGCTAGGCCCATTAAATAGCAACGCCCTTCGCCCTTGTAATCGGGATTTGGCTCGATGGATGTGAACAGCTTTTGCTTTTTGCGGTTGGCTTCCAGCATGTATTCGTTTGGCTCCAGCTTCGCGAACAGACGTAATTTGCCGTCTTCCTCTTCCGCTTTAAGCTCAACAACATTGCCCCAGTTTTCACCGTAGCCATAAAATCGACGGTGTTCTGGCCAGATTAGCGCGGTGTACTCTTTCGGGTCATAGCTTGCCGCCATTTGCTCAATCCAATCACGGGTAATCTTGCGCCCGTCTACGGTTGGCCCCTCAGTAGCAATGATTTTCCAGTCACTAATCTTTGGCATTTTCGTACTCAAATTTGTCATTCACATATCGGTGTGAGCAAACAATACGCCTTTGAATAACGGCTTTCAGCCACTTCATTTCCTAAGAATTCGGATTTAGCCAAAATCCGAATTCATCCGAATTTTAGTTAGTCATTTGCGAGTTTTCGGCGCGTATGATGCAGCTATGGCATATTCAGATGAAATAAGAGAAGCCGCGAAAAAGCTCTATTTACGCGGTGTTCCTCCGAAAGAAATTGCAGCGCAACTGAACCTTAATAGTGAGCGCATCCTTTATACCTGGGCGGAGAAATTCGGCTGGGCTTTGTTGCTGAATGAACTTTCTGTTGAGGAAATGATTAACCGCCGTCTTGCAGTGCTGATAGATAAGGATGAGAAAACCGATCAGCAGCTCAAGGAAATGGACAAGCTTATCGATCACCACGTTAAGCTGTTAAAAGCTCACGCTGATGCAAAAGCCAAAGCAGAACGACACCTTTCGCAAGGCAGCTCAACAAAGAGCGATGGTGATTCATCAAAACAAAGCAGCAGTAACGGCGACCGTAAAAGAAGCCGTAAGAAGAACAGCATTGAGCACCTGACAGAAGATGACTTTAAAGGCTGGCACGAATCCCTGTTCGAATACCAGCACACGATGCGCAATAACATCAAACAGCGTATTCGTAATATTCTCAAGTCTCGCCAGATTGGTGCTACCTACTATTTCAGTGGTGAAGCCTTAGAAGATGCGATTCTGACAGGTGATAACCAAATCTTTCTTTCTGCATCACGCGCACAGGCTGAAGTTTTCCGCAGCTACATCATTGCGATTGGTAAAGAGTTTTTAGACATCGAGTTAACCGGCAACCCTATCATTCTCTCCAATGGTGCCGAACTGCGCTTTTTGTCCACCAACAGCAAAACCGCACAGAGTTACCACGGCCACGTTTATGTCGATGAATATTTCTGGATCCCTAAGTTCGACGAGCTGAACAAACTTGCCTCGGCAATGGCAACACATAAGAAGTGGCGCAAAACTTACTTTTCTACGCCATCGTCGAAAATGCATCAGGCTTACCCGTTCTGGACTGGCGACCAGTGGCGCAGAGGCAAAGATACTCGCGCCCACGTTGAGTTCCCAACCTTTGATGAATTCCGAGATGGTGGTCAACTCTGCCCAGACAAACAGTGGCGTTATGTTGTCACCATTGAAGATGCGGCAAACGGTGGTTGTGACCTGTTCGACATTGACGAACTGCGCGAAGAATACAGTGATGACGACTTCAAAAACCTGTTTATGTGTGTTTTTGTCGATGGTTCACTATCTGTCTTCAAATTCTCTGACCTTGAAAAAGGCATGGTGGATGCCGCCCATTGGCAGGACTTCAAGCCAAATAACAAACGTCCTTTTGCCAATCGGGAAGTTTGGTTGGGTTACGACCCAAGCCGAACCCGTGACAATGCGTGTTTGGTGGTTGTCGCTCCGCCTGTCGTCGCGGGTGAACGTTTCCGGGTATTAGAAAAACACTATTGGAAAGGTCTGAACTTCCAATATCACGTTGCGGAAATAGATAAAGTCTTTCAACGCTACAAAGTGACGTACATCGGAGTAGACACCACGGGCATTGGTGGCGGTGTTTGGGACTTAATTTCTAAGAAATACCCACGTGAAGCTCACGCCATCCACTACAGCAACGAACAAAAAAACCGCCTGGTAATGAAGATGATTGACGTAGTAGAAGCCAAACGCTTGCAGTTCGATGCGCAGCACAAAGACATTGCCATGGCGTTTATGGCGATTAAACGCGTACCAACCGCCAGCGGTAACGCCATGACTTTTAAAGCAGAACGCAGTGAAACGACCGGACACGCCGATGCATTCTGGGCAATATCTCACGCCGTCGCTAACGAACCGTTAGATCACTCAACACCAACTAAATCAACCTGGGCCACTGCAGCATGACCGAGCAAATAACTACTTTAGTCAAACAAGAAGAACACGCGCCAGAGTCAGTCTATCACATCGACTCCTCACCAGAGGCCATCGACTCAAACAGTTGGATGACCACTTATTCAGATTTGTTTTACAACGATGCCGACAACTATTGGGAACCACCGATTTCACGCAGTGGCTTAGCTGATATCGCTCGTGCCAACGCCTATCATGGCTCACTGTTGATTGCCCGGGCTAACTACGTAGCCGGACGTTTCCAAAGTGGAGGCGCTACCCGCCGCCGACACGTCCAAGCTTTTTGCCGTGATTACTTCACCTTTGGTGATGCTGCATTTCTTAAAATCCGCGATGGTTTCAAACGTGTGGTTCGCTTGCATCCATTACCTGGCATGTACCTTCGCAAACGAAAAAACGGTAATTTCGTCATTCTGGAACGCGACAACCAGCAACGGGAATATAAAAAGGAAGATGTTATTTTCTTGCCTCAGTATGACCCGCAGCAGCAAATCTACGGATTGGCGGATTACTTAGGCAGCATTCAAAGCAGCTTGCTGAATAAAGACGCGACCTTGTTCCGCCGCCGCTATTACAAGAACGGCGCACACATGGGCTTTATCTTCTATGCAACGGACCCAAACCTTAGTGAAGACGATGAAGAAATGCTGAAACAGAAGATTGCCAGCTCTAAGGGTGTTGGTAACTTCCGCAGTATGTTTGTAAACATCCCGAATGGTAAAGAGAAAGGGATTCAGCTGATTCCGGTTGGTGATATCGCCACCAAAGATGAGTTTGAGCGCATTAAAAATATTACCGCTCAGGACATTCTTGTCGGCCACCGATTTCCGGTGGGTAAAGCTGGCATTATTCCGCAGGGAACGACCAGTTTAGGCGATCCAACGAAGATAGGCAGTGAATACGCCAAGGATGAGATCATTCCTGTTTGTGAGTTGATTATGGATGAGGTGAACTCAGACCCAGAGGTACCTAAGCACCTTCAATTACAGTTTGATGTGTCGACAGTTAGTGAATAAAAGAAAGCCCCTAATCACTATAGTTAGGGGCTTGCATTTACCTTTATTCAGTGGCTTCTGTTGGTTTACTGTCCGCCACTTTTTCTAATGTGTTCACCACTAAACATCGTTCGTCTTCAGTAATGAAACCGAATCGAGCCTCCTCTTCTAAGATTACATCAAGTCTAGAAATAAGTTCTTTGCTTAATTTCATCGAAACATCTACCTTTTGTCGACGATGGTAGGCCGTCCTACCATCATCTAATCCAAGTCATCACGACTACCTCCTCTATTAATCAGAACGGCTCCCTGACGTGGAGCGCTCGCATCATCTGTAACACAAAAAATGCATTAGATTAAAGACATAGCTGTACATAAACACAGCATTTATCTTAATATTGTTATGTCAGTCAAAAAGTTAGGTGTTATATATGAGAGTGTTGTGCCCGGAGTGTGGAAGCAAAAGCCGTATCCAAAAATCCAACCGCTTAACCAACAGTCATTCAGATTTGTATTGCAGTTGCAGTGACCCCGAATGTGGACACACATTTGTGATGAATTTGTCTTATAGCCATACGTTGAGCCCATCGGCAAAAACGACAAGCCAACTGGCTTTTAACCTGGTGAAAGCGTTGCCGCCAGAGGCACGGCAACAGCTCAAACACCAACTATCTATGTTGTAAATTACTTCGACATAAAAGCAGTACTCTCCGCTTCGCAAGCCATCTCGACAATACTCAAGATGGCTTTTTGTTTTTTGGAGTCCAACCGCCCTTTCGAATCCGCCAGTATTAAGCCTGCTATGTATGCACCTGCCGCTCGAGTTCGCTCTGTCGCCTCGCTATTTGCTACACCATCAATGACGATCTCTAAAGCAGACAACATGATATCGTTTTGATTTTTATCCGACATATCAACACCCTTACTAATCACCATTGAAATATACTGTATATCTATACAGGTTTCTATAGTGGTTTTTAGACATAATTCACTCATTAAGAAATTCCTTTGTTGCTTCGAGTTCGTAGAAATCACGCTGTCACATCATTAAAACAGGCGGTAAAGCATTTCCTAAATGGGCAAATGCGTTGTTTACCAAACCAAGCTAACTTAGGTTCCAGATCGCACAAGGCCTTAGAAAGTTGATGAAAATCACAAAAACAATCTAGAAATCGAGCTTGCGGAATTGGACGTCCGTGTTAATGGCGCAGCTATGCTTAATTGAAAAAATTCAGATGGGGAATTTTGGAAGGAGTGTGTATTTATAGTTACGATCAGCTGTCTTAATGTCAATGGGCATCACCTTAACGAAGACAAAGACATTAGTTATTACTCACATTTTGCCTAACATTTAGGCATTTAGAAGTTAGTCATTGAAAAACACGGCGTACTGTGATGGTTGAATCTTTATGGCTTCCATTGCGTACAAAATGAGGCAGGTCAATTGGAATGCTGTTTGATGATTGCTGTGATTTGGACTGGTAAGGCGACTTTGTGAGCCAGTACTGGTTCCTACACGCAGTACCGGATTTTTCCAGCGCATTAGATTAGCGGATGTGAACTATACTAGTTAACGACGTATGTTAATGAACTTTGTCGCATATTGTTAGCGAATTGACCTAAAGGTCATTGCTCAAATTACTAGTCTCTAGTAGCATTGATAACTATAAGTCTACTTATACACAGTTTTCTGACTGATTTGTAAGTAGCCGTAAGGCACAAAGGAGCAAACATGAGCGCATTTTTATCAGGTATAGGCAAAGCTTTAGCTATTTGGCCTAATACTGACTACAACAGCCTCATACCTAAAACAAATCCTACAGAAGAGGCTTGGAAGGCAACAGGTCAAGCATTAACAAATAGTATGTTGGTGTTTGATAAAAACATATGTACCGAAGAGTTAAACTCTGTTCAAAAAGAAGCTCTTCGCACTGCCAGAGAACACCTAGCGGATTATGTTGTTAAGCAATTTTATGCTTCACGTTTCAGTAAAGAAGCTGAAACCCATGCTTATGAGTTAATCCAAGACCATGGCAAAGTAGAAGAGTTAGAGTTGAATCTAAAAAAAGTCCAAGAACGATTGACGTTATTAAAAGAACTCCATGAGCAGAAATAACAAACACACGGAGTCATCTCGTAATAAGCAACAGCCAAACCAATCCCAAGAAGAAAATCCAACGGATGTTTTGGCTGAAGCTGTCCCTGAGATTGGCGAAGTTATAAAAAAAAGCCCAGATGTAGAGAGAGTATTCAGAAAACACCCTGAATTATCATCAACAATTCTGACGACACAGGTGTATTCTGGGCCTGTACCGCACCCGTCTTTAATGAAGGAATTTGATAAAATTATTCCTGGTGCTGCCAAGCAAATGTTGGATGATGCTATGAAGAATAGTGAAAGCCAACGGAAAATAAACGAAGACATCGTAAAGTATAAAAATAAAGAAGTAGCTAGAGGCCAGTGGTTCGGCTTTATCAGTGTTATAGCGTTAATTAGTGCTGTGACATTTATTACAATTTCCGGCTTTACCGTAGGTGCGGGTGTGATTGCAGGAATCGCTACTTTAGGTGGTGCATTTATGTGGGCCAAAGCGCGAAACAAGGGACAATAGTTCCATCAACTTCCATTTATCCAAGCCCACCAAATTGGCGGGCTTTGTCTTTTCTAACATGCCTATCTACTAAACCAACGGCCAGTCCTCTTCCATCTCTGGGAAGAACGACAGGTCTGGTTGTTGATACTCTTGCTTTTCTGGTTGGGCGAATACCTTGTCCCAACCTTCGAAATCCATCCATTTCAGATCATCTGCAGGCGCACGGCTTACCTCGACCAGCTGCGCCGGACGTTTATTGCCGTGTTCGTCTACCTCCGCAGGGCGGATTTGAATACTGGTTGCATCGTCGATGCGAATTGAGCTGCCTTTTAGCAGTGCGGCCAGTGCCGTTTCATCAATATTTGGCGGATTATTCGCCCGACTATTCACTGGATCTAAAATTCGGGTTAGCTGATCGCTGACCTGTACCTCGCGATGCTCCGTACAGTTATTGACAGAACTCCGAGAGGAGCCAGAGGCTCCAATAGCGGTCGCTGCGCTCCCTTGGGTGATCGCTTCAGCTTCTTCGATAACCTTTGATTTCTTCTGAATCGTCCAGACCTTAGTGCGCGTTTTCACGACTGCTTCTGGTGTTTGGAAACCTTCCACCTTGCGCACGTCTTCACCGTGAGGTGATGCGAATGGAAGTACCTGATATGAGTTGGTGATCAGCAAATCTTCGCGCTTAACGAATGGTCCACCCTGCCCCATGATGTAACCTTGCCAGTTGCCATGGTCTGCGGCTTTCATCGTGTCTACGATGCAAGCTTCATCAGACTGGATTCGTGCCTGGTAGTTTTTACCGATCACTTCCACCAACTCTTTGTTGGTTAGCAGACGATCAGGTTTGACCGGGCCAACGACATGGCGTTGTAGCATGTGGTACATATCTAACAGGTCAGCGCGTTCTTGCATGAACACGTATTCCATAAAGGCTTTTTTGTTTTGGCTTGCGAATCGACGCAGCTCACGATAAGTCGTAACCGGTGCACCACCGAAGAATTGAAACTGGCGAATCGCCCAGCGGCTTTTCCAAGCGCTGACGTTCTTGGCCATGTCTTTAACGGATTTGCCTGTTTCGTCAGAAACTTCATCGTCCATAGCAAAGCCGTCGATATTCTTAGAAATGTATTTAGCGATGTATCCCGTAGCTGTGCCTTTCTCTGGGTCGATATAGCCAAAGTCACAACGTGGGCGGTAATCCATAGGACCAACATAAGTACACTTACGAAATGGCTTTTGCTTTTCCTTTTCGTATTGCGGGTGCAGTTCTGCACGGTCTTCTTTGGTAGCGTATGAAATAAAGATGTCACGCACTTGCGTCACTTCTTCCGGTTTTACCCAGATCAGCAAATGCCAGTGAGGTGTTCCATCGTGATGAGGCTCAGCAACGCGAACACCAAACCAACGAATTTCTTCACGGCCCAACTTGGCGCGAATACGCTGCCAAACATTGTTTAAGTATGCTTGCGCCTCTCGTGGGCTAGCACCGTTCCAATGCTCAATGAAACCGCCTTTCTTATAGGAATTGTGGTATTTAGATGGCGTGGTTAACGTTAGGAACAAACCTTGTAAACCAAGCTCATTGCCGATGTTTTCACAACCGCGACAACGCACCATCAACTCATGACGACGAATGGCTGGGTTAGACACGCTTTTCAGAACCATTTCGGACAGGTCTGCTTTTTCTTCGGTTTCTTCGTCGAAAAGTTCACACTGCTTGATGTATTCCCAATTACGCTTTTGTTGCTCTTGGTGCTCACAAACACAATCCCAAGACGCATAAGCAGAGGCTTTTGAAGATACTTGCCCCATGGCAATCGCTAGGTGTTCACGCATAATTTTTCGCGCCTTCACCAAACGACCAAGCCACCACTTCTCGCTAATCATGCGAGAGATATCTTGCAGAGCAGACAACTCATTTTGCTTTTTGTATTTACATGGTGGCTTAATGCCGAATTCGGAAGTGAAAGCAGCTAGCTGATGATAACCCTCAACAATAGGGCAGAACGTTTTGTCCTTTTCCAGTTCAGCTTCCGTAATGCTTGCCAACTTAGAAGAGATAATTTGGAAACGCGCATTCATGATTTTGCCAATCTTGAATGCCATCTCTTTGATTTCGTCCAGTTCTAATTCTGCCAAGATGCGGCTTTTCACTGGCTTGCGGTTTTTCTCTGCTTTGTCGAAATCAAAACGAAGTTGAGGTTTTGCGATCGCAGGATGTGCAGAAACAAAGTCGCTTTGGTCAGTGGTTTCAATTTCTTCACTGAGCAAAGCCACCTTTTGAGTGGTTGGTAATTTCTTGTAGCGAGTCATGACCATGCGAACACGTTCCGCTGCGGGACGCATTCTTTCACGCAAGAAAGTATTCGCTTTCTGCTGTGGTTTACTAATGCCTTTTTTCTTGTCGCTGTCACTTAACTTAGCGTTGCAAGTTTTGATGTAGCGTTTAGCAAAGTACTTAACCAAATAATCTGGCAAGTTCTCAAACTGCTTTTTGCACCATTCAAAATCACGTGGGTTCGCCTCGAACAGGTCACGTTCGATCACGCTCATGTCGTCAGGCTCTAGAGACTCATCAAAACGTCTTGCTCCAAAGCAAGCATCCGCAATCGTTTTTAGCGGTTGCGGAAAAACGTGCATACTTCCCCAACTTTGACAAGCTAGAGAAGCTGCACGTTTGTAATCATGGTCAAACCCGAACTTATCTAAGTCCAGTAGCTCGATTTCTGTTGGTTCGCTCACGCTGCCGTCTCATGACCAACAGACACGATATGACTTAGCCCTTGAGGAATATCGAAGCGATTGCCATTATCCCAAATGAACCATGCATATTCACACGAATCTGAACCACCGCCCACAAAGCGAGGGCGAGGAACGATGATTGGACACTTTGGCGGAAAGCCGATTTCAAACCAAAAAGGCAAACGCTTTTTGGATCCCAAATAGTTAACACGTTGCAGGTACGCCATTGTTCCGTCTGGTGCCAACTCACTTAGGCTTTTGCGAATGAACTCCTCCGTTAGTGAAAACGGAGGGTTAGTGATGATCACATCTTGCATACCGAAATCAGTTGTCAGGTAATCAATACCTTTTTCGATTTCAGCAAATGACTTTTGGCTTTGTGGCAAAGCTATCTTGTCGAAGATTGCACCAGTACCGTAACAAGGTTCTAAGAACTTGTCGGTTGGGCGAACGGTTAACTTTGATAGTAATGCGTCGACAACTTCTGGCGGCGTTGGGTAAAGCTCACGAGGTTGTACTTTTCCGGTAGTTGAACTCATGACTTATCCCTTACTTACCAATGACTGACAAGCAGTACTGTTCAAATTGAAAAAGAGCCTCATCGTCCCAACGACCAAGATCACGCAGAGCAAGCATTTCAATAAATAAGCTGCGGTTTTTCATATCTAGTTGCGACCAATGGTGTAGCTGTGGTTTCGCATTCTCGTTTTGATAAGAGCGGTACCAGCTCACATAGGTATGAGCGAAGAACACGCTTGCACGATCACCCTGCATTGCTTTTTTGATGTCGGCTAAAACATTTTCTAGTGGTCGGTGGGTTTGAACAGGAGTTAGCTTTTTAGCGATAGCATCAAGTTGAATTACGATTTCTTCTTGCTGCGCTATGCTGCTTTTTTCAAAGCGTGCGGCAATCTGCTCAAATGACTGGTTGAATAGTTGTTCGTAAATGTTGCTCATGCTTCCACCTCTGCTTTTGCTTCGGCTTCTTCACGGGCTTCAATGATCAGTTCGGTGATTTCACTTTCGATTCTTAAAAGACGCTGAATTGGGCAATCACCTGTTGGACAACCAACATAGAACCCATCAACAAGGCTGACTTCTTCACGGTAGACAACTGGTGAAAGTGAGTATTCATCTCCATCTGGTGATACTGCAGACAGTGGGCGAACACGAACAATAAATAGATTGCTGTGACCACGAAATTGGGTGTTGATATTTAATATGTCCGTGTTAGCCATTGCTAGAACGTTGATTGCGTTAACGATGTCATAAACTTCGCGGTGTTCTATGCGCTCATGGCTAGAGTCAACAAAACCAATCATTAGACCATTCGCAAAAACTGGTTCCTTTGGTGCAAACTCAAGCGGTAAAGATGGAATATTCTTAAGCGATTGCTTCAATTGCTCTATTTCATCTTCAGAAAGTGGCTTCATTGTATTGAATGGATGAACCAAGCAAGACAGTGCATAAGCCAGCTCTCGGTGTTTAACCAATGCTAGGTCATTCGCTTTGAGGGATTTGTTTAGATTTTCTTCAGACTTTTTAAGCACTTCACGTGCTTCGGCTAACACGGTGTTAGCTTGTTCTAGTTCACTCATCTTCTATGCTCCTACGCTAAGACGAAAAAAAAGCCCCCTGTTACAGGGGCAAAGGCTGGCTTGGTGATTAATGGGTGTTACTGAATTGATAGTGCTTGAGGCGACGAACATCTCCGACATTGCGATCAAATAACGTCGCGATTTCTTTAATTTGTTGCATGCCGTTGCGGATTTTGTGTAGTTCCAAATCGTTAAAGCTATCGAACTCACGGACGTGCTCCGAAGCTTTAAGATCTCCGGCAATCAATACCATGCCGCGAAAACGAGGTGGCATACCGTCCCACAATTCTTTTAACTTACTGCGTGTAGCGGAACCGTTGAAAAGCGCTTTGCAAGCGGCAATGCTCTCGTTTGCGTTTGGTGCTTGTTGCAATTGTTCTTGTTGAATAGCTAACTGACTCATTGGTTCTCCTTAGGCTAACCCCGGAAGTGGTGCACCGTTGGCTAGGAAATCTGTGCCCATTTGCATGAGTGGCTGTAAGCCCGTAGTGCGGTTCTCTAAATCGGAAATCATCAAAACAAGATTGCCAAGTGCAGCGTGCGCTTTGGCTAAGGTCTTGTTTTTGGTTGAACGCGGCAGGCGCTCTGCGGTGCACATTTGCATTGCATCGCCAGAAAGCTCGCCGCTTAGCGCGTTGTTGAGTAGCGTGCGCTCTATGAAGTTTTTCTGTTCTGATTCCTGTGGCAGCGCCACGGTCACGGTGCCTAAGTTGCTATAAAGAACGTTATGGATTGAGTAGTCACCGGAGTGATAACACAACCAGGCTAACTCGATGGCGTATAGCTTGTGCGGCTGCTCTGGGTTGAGCTTGTTGCGCAGCATGGTTTCGCCCATGTCCATCTTTCTGGTTAATCCTGCCATGTTGTGATTGGTTGCAAATGCGCAGCACGCCTCGTCAAACGCGTTTTGTTTGGCCTCACGTAATCTGCACATGGCGATGTTTGCGTCCATGTTTGACAATCCTTATAGCAACGTTGGAATGCAAATGACTGCCCAGGCGAATAAATGAAGCCAAAGCGGGCAGTAAGTTTTGGTTGGAATCAGAGAGGAAACGCGCATGACTTATCCTAACTTTGCAAGCGCTTCGCGGGCGGCTATCTCATTCATTGCAATGAGGTTTACCAGCGGCTTTTCTTTTGGGGCTCTTTTTTCTTGGATGATGATGCGGCCTTTACGGACGTAGTCTCGAATCGTTTCAAGCTTTAGGCCAGTGATGCGTGAGTATTCTTCAAACGTCACAAATGGCACGGGTAATACTGGGTTGTATGACAACATGGTGGTATCCTACTTAGTTGATTTAACGACATTTCACTGTACTCACGATTATTCGCACTAATCATGAGACACGAGAATCTTAGATCGACAAAAGTAATATTTCAATTGCTTTTTGTCGATCTAAATCAACAAAACGAATAGTTGATTATGAAAGACAATAAAATTCTTCCTTTTGATTATCTGAAAGGTGATGAGTTTACAGAAAGACTTAAAGAAGTTACTGGATGTCGAACATTTCTCGACATGGCTGAACTTTTAGATGTACCAAAGGCAACTTTTAGTGCTTGGAAGCTTCATGACCGTACATCTCACGAGCTTATGGTTCGGCTTCATCTTGCTTTGGGTGTTCCTATTGAAGAGTTGGCGTTAAAGCCGGAAGACCGAGATAAAGTAAGAAGCAGTGACGCAGCAAAAAAAGCGGCGACTTATCATAGCGCTGAGCGTTTGGAAAACCCGCAGCACGGCTCGGTCATCATAAAAAGCTACTGCTTAACGAATGGAAAGCTGCTAGATACAGGCGAAGTGCCGTATTCAGTTCGTCGCATTAATGGCTTTGGTTTGGAGAATGCCGATCTCATTGAAATTGAAACCAACCAAAGTGTGGTACTGGTCGATAAGAAAGAGAACGACGCAATGAACGGTAATTACCTCATAGGCATCGACGGCCGACACTCAATTAACCAGATTCAACGCCTACCCGGTAAACTCGCCATCGCTTTCGACGGACAAACGATTGAAGTTCAGGACGGTGATATCGAGGTAATCGGTAAGGTAGTGTTAGAAACAAAACTTAAATAAAAAATATTAATTGGTTGTCTAGGAGTAAAAACATATGGAACAAGGAGCGTTAACCGCCCTCATTATCTTCTTTTTGCCTTTACTATTACTCGTCGTTAGCTGGATGAGAGGTAAAAAGAACAAGAAGGCTTACGAAGAAAAACTCGCAGACTCTAATAAACAACTCGAGTATGTATATGGCAAAGTAGCTCGCCTTGAAGAAGAGCGAAGAGACTTGAAAACTAAGTATGGCCCGATCATAGATATAGAAGGCCATGCCGCCAAATTACTCGATGAAGCAGAAGAAGATGCAGCATCTAAACGTGATCAGTCTTTAAAGTTGTTAGCTGAAGCCGAAGCAAATGCGGACGAAATTCGCCAGGAAGCTAAGTCCCTTAGATCAGAAGCGACTCAAAGATTGAAAGATTCGAAAGAAAAAGCCGAATTAATTAAGAGTGAAGCCAGAGTCGAAGCTGAGAAGGTTATCAGCTTTGCAGAGGCCCAAGCTAAGGAAATTGCAGGTGACGCATACGAAGCTAAAGCGAAAGCAGACTCGTATGATAAAGCTATTCGCGCAATGCGAAACACCATTGAAGGCTACAAAGATGACTACATCATCCCGAACCACTCTGTGTTAGACGACCTAGCTGATGAGTTTGGTCATAAGGAAGCCGGTGAAGAACTCAAAGCGGCAAGAAAGAGAGTTCGTGATATGGTTAAGGATGGTTATGCCGGTGCATGTGATTATGCAGAAGTTCACCGTAAAACCTATGCCATTCATTTTGCTGTCGACGCTTTTAACGGGAAGGTAGATAGCGCACTATCGAAAGTTAAACATGATAATTACGGGAAAATTAAGCAAGAAATCATAGATGCTTTTGCTCTCGTTAATCATAACGGCGCCCCCTTCAGAAATGCACGTATCAACCAAGAGTATCTAGACGCGAGACTCAATGAGCTTAAGTGGGCTGTAGCCACTTTTGAACTCAAAAAAATCGAAAGAGAAGAGCAAGCCGAAATCAAAGCGCAAATTCGAGAAGAAGAGCGAGCTATTCGCGAAATGGAAAAAGCTCGTAAAGAGGCAGAGAAAGAAGAACGCCTGCTTCAAAAAGCGCTTGAGAAAGCTCGCGCTGAACTTGCAGCCGCGAATGATGAGCAAAGAGCTCAATATGAATCACAGCTTGCTGAACTCGAAGGCAAACTTAAAGAAGCAGAAGAGAAAGGCCAACGCGCCCTATCTATGGCCCAACAAACTCGCAGAGGCCACGTTTACGTTATTAGTAACATCGGCAGCTTTGGTGAAGAAGTCTTTAAGATTGGTATGACTAGAAGGTTAGAGCCAATGGATCGAGTCAAAGAACTAGGAGACGCTTCAGTTCCGTTCTCATTTGATGTCCATGCAATGATTTACAGTGAGGACGCCCCAGCTCTAGAAAAAGAACTTCATAGAAGGTTTGATTTGGACTCTGTGAACAAGGTTAATCCACGCAAAGAGTTTTTCAGAACATCGGTTGCGGAAATCAAACAAGCTGTAGAACAAAATGGGGTTGCGGATGTTCATTGGACTCTTAAAGCAGAAGCAGCTGAGTACCGAGAGAGTCTTGCTATCGCTAAAGAGCAGCTAGCGGAAGCAGTCGCATAGCTAGTAAAGTTATTGGCTAAAGGCGTAACAATTTTAAACCGTCACCAATTAAGAACTATTGGAAACTGGTGGAGTGCCAGAGGATAGTTAGTTCATTAGGCGCGTGGCGGTGACTTTGAAGAAAAATTGATAATTACATTGGTTGGGAACAGCTAATGAAAGCTGCATGCGTAACACTATAAAGGCCGTACTATGTCTAATATCCATAAAATCCCATCAGACATAACCTTCGATAAATTTCCTGTTATCGATCGTAGGTCTTATGCCGAACATCTAACCGACTTCCTCAACGACAAAGCTGAAGATGGTTACGTTCTTAACCTCAATGCTGAATGGGGAGCGGGTAAAACTACTTTCCTCCAGTGCTGGTATAACGAGCTGAAAGAAAAACACCCTGTTGTTTACTTTGATGCATGGAAGTCTGATTTTACTCATGACGCTATGTTAGCGTTACTTGAGGCTTTTCATTCACAGCTGATGAGTGCGATTACAGAGAACAAAGACCTACTAAACAAACTAATGGAAGGTGGCAAACATTTTGCCAAAAATACTTCATGGAAGTTAATCCTTGGCTTCGTAAAACGCCAAGGTGGAATGGAAGCTGATGATTCACTGTTTTCAGACATATCAGATGGACTAAAAGATCTTGGTCTAGAAACTAGCGATTTAACCGATTCACTTAAAGACACTTTCTCCTCCATGCTTGAACAAAAGCAAAAGGTAGAAGGCATTAATGATTTTAAACAGACTCTTATTGAATTAAGTGATGCATATTTAAAGGTTCACAATGATAAATCTACTCCTATCTATGTCCTGATTGATGAACTTGACCGCTGCAGACCGACCTACGCTATAGAAGTAATTGAATCAGTTAAGCACTTCTTTAATACAAAAAACTTTGTTTTTGTGCTGGCTACGGATACCGAGCAGTTACAACATTCAATCAGAGCCGTATACGGTGAAGGGTTTGATTCAACTAGCTATTTGAGTCGTTTTTTTAATAGAACAGCAACATTGTCAGCTCCCACGCTACGACAATATATCGAAATAGAACTAACGCAGATAGTTGGCCCTGTACCTCAAGGATATAAGCATTTTGAGTTAATTGCTGACATGATTACCTGGCATGGCATTACGTCTTTAAGAGAAGTAAAAAAAATACTTAATGATATTGAGGTTGCATGTACGCAAAGAAAGTCTTATCGCGTGTTACCTCTAACTCTACTGTCTATTCTCCGCCATCGCTATCCACTACATTATATCGATCTAAATGCTCAACATATCTCTCCATATAACAGCCCACATGAAAACAACAAGACACAAAAAATAAATCAATCTTCAATAATTCCTAACTTCATGTTAACCAATCATCCGTCCGCAGGGAAAATATCTATTGGTGATTTTTTACATTTTTTGTCTCGAGCGATTAAAACAGATTCAGACATTAATGACAAAACTTACAAAGATTTATATATAAACTCAGAAACCAACCACTCAAATTCAGGTTTAAAAATTAAAATCATAGAAGCATTTTCACACACATATAGAACGAACCCAGCAACTCCAGAGCACGCTGATAGAAGCGACTACTTCTCTCTGTTAAATTTTGCAGGTTACATGACCGATGTCAGTTCGTAATCTTAAAGACGGCAGCAAAAAGCCTTGGCTCTGTGAGTGCTATCCGCAGGGCCGAACTGGTAAGCGCATTCGCAAACGCTTTGCTACTAAAGGTGAAGCGGTTTCCTTTGAGCAGTTCACCATGCGCGAAGTTAACGACAAGCCCTGGCTTGGCGATAAGCCCGATCACCGCCGCTTAACCGATGTGATTGAACTGTGGTACCAACTGCACGGTAAGAACCTGAAATCCGGCGAGCGTTCAAGATACCGCATGATGCTTACGGCCAAAGAACTAAATAACCCGATTGCGTCTTTACTGACTTCTAATGACCTCGCCCATTACCGGGCTGCTCGTGTCAATAAAGGTCGCGGCCGTGAAAACAGGGAAATGGCGATCAGCTCTAACAACGGTGACATTGCGCTGTTGAAATCAATGTTCAATCGCTTGATAGCACTCAATGAGTGGCGAAACCCAAATCCCGTGACAGGCATCGAGCCTGTCAAAAAGGCGCAATCTGAATTGACGTTTTTAAGGGAAGAACAGATTATCCGCCTCTTTGAAACGATTAAGAAAAGCTGGCTACATGACGAACTGCGTTTGATTTATAAAATCTGCTTAGCCACTGGTGCTCGCATCAATGAAGCGGTTTTACTCCGAGGTGAGCATGTATTCGGTAATAAGATAACGTTTGTAAATACCAAGGGTAAGCGAAACAGAACTATCCCAATCTCTGAAGAGTTGTTTGCAGAGCTTAACCCCACATCCAGCGGTCGAATATTTACATGTGGTTATGGTGTCGCGCATAAGTGGATTGATAAAGCGTTACCTGAATTACCTAAGGGACAAGCTACTCACGTTTTGCGCCATACTTTCGCCACGGCTTTCATGCGTAATGGCGGTAACATCCTCGATTTGAAAGCGGCACTAGGCCATGTCAAAATTGAACAAACGATGGTTTACGCCCATTTTTCGCCAGATCACCTTTCGTCGGTAGTCAATTTCAACCCTATCAGCGGCCTTAAAGTATAACGACATAAATGGCGACAAAGTGGCGGCATTGCTCAACAAACTTCACTATTATCCATCAACATACATTTTAGTAGTTTTTAAAAACCCTTTAGCCAAAAGGCATTGCAAGGGATAACAATAGGTTTAAAATAATATGAAAGTAATCAGCTTTAACATCAATGGACTACGTGCTCGACTGCACCAACTCCAAGCGCTAATCGATAAACACCAGCCTGACGTTATTGGTCTTCAAGAGATTAAAGTGCATGATGAAGCGTTCCCGATTGAAGATGTCGAAGCCATGGGTTACAAAGTGTATTTTCATGGCCAGAAGGCGCATTACGGCGTAGCGATGCTTTGTAAGCAAGAGCCCATCCGCGTACAAAAAGGTTTTCCAACGGATAACGAAGAACACCAAAAGCGCATGATCATGGCGACGTTTGAAAACGAAAATGGTGAAAAAGTAACGGTGCTTAATGGCTACTTCCCTCAAGGGGACAACATTAACCACGAAACGAAATTCCCATACAAGCGCCAGTTCTACAAAGATCTAATGACGTATCTAAACGATCATCACAGCAACGATGAACAGTTGATTGTTATGGGTGATATCAACATCAGCCCTATCGATTCAGATATCGGTATCGGAGAACCGAACCGTAAGCGTTGGTTGAAAACGGGTAAATGCTCTTTCCAACCAGAAGAACGTGAATGGCTGAAAACGTTGTTAGATTGGGGCTTTGAAGATACTTTCCGTAAGCTCTACCCAGAAGTGAACGATCGCTTCTCGTGGTTTGACTACCGATCTCGCGGCTTTGATGACAACCGAGGCCTACGAATTGATGTGATTTTGGCGACTCCTTCTCTCGCGCAAAAATGTATTGAGTCGGGTATCGATTATGAATTACGCGGTATTGAAAAGCCTTCAGACCACGCGCCAATCTGGTCGACATTCAAGTAATACATTGCAAAGCAATAACCGTGACTCAACGCTAAGGTAAATCTAGTAAAAAGGGAGACTCAGTCTCCCTTTTTCATGCACGTTATTTTCTACTCAGCTAGTTCAGCGGCCAAACCGTTTGACCATCAATACTTACTGGCGTTTGAGCGAATTCGTTCAGACAGTAGCCAGTATTGCTACTTGCAAAGTAAGTGAGAGGCATCGGCGTCAGATTCAACGCAACAACTTGTTGCTTCGCTTTTTCTGAGAACGAGAATCCCCACATGTCGAGATAGTTAGTCATATCTCGCTGAGCCACGTAACTTAGGGCAATGAGCAACCAGTCATTGTTTGAGATGCTGTTCGCTTCATCTTTGGTATACATCGAGAAGCCAATGCTTGATTGTTTCGCATTCCACAGTGCCTCATCTGCTTTCAAACGATTAAACTCACGCTCAATAAGATGAAGTCGCGCCAGTAAATGCCAACCATTTTTAAGCACACCTTCGTGCTGAGTTGCCATCATCATTTGAATGTAAACTCGAGCACCCCAGCTCCAACCCGTTTGGTTTTGCTCCGCCATATAAGCATTTGGATCTCTTTGTGTTCGACTGGTTTGCAACAGTTCAAACTGACCTTTGAAATCCAAGCTTTGGCAGGTTGATTCCTTACCCGTATTTTGGAAGAAACGAGACTTGCTGTAGTAGGAGTAGTAGTTGGTCGTCGAATGCCCTTCCCAACCCGCGAATCGGAATCGTCCTTTCTCTAAACCATGACCTAGTTCATGCAAATCACCGTGACCTAAAGGACTGAAGGCCCAATAAGCATCGTACGGGTTACCAGAGCAGCCATAACCACAAGTGGCTTGGTCAGCATTCATGTGCTTAACCATATCAATATTGGCAATTTCCCAGCCTTGGTTTTGAGCGTATTGAATAATTTCAGGTACTTCGTCTATACCCGGCCCTTGGAAACCAGCCAGAACATGCGGGTAGTTATGAACATATTCTTCTGTTGCAAGCGCCATTTCCGCAGGAGTAGACCACATTTCATCGTTGACCGACTCTAACATCTTGTCACGCTTTGAGTGCACTTCAAACCCAGGGGTGATCAGCTCGGCCCAATCAAACAAATTGGCTTCTAGCTGCTGAATAAAGGTGTCGTTGTCCTTCTCACTTCTCCATACAGGATGCTGTGCCACATGGTTAAATCTCAGTTCAACCGGAATATCATTTTTGTCAAAGTGAACCTGTACTGGGCCGCCATAAGGAGAAGTCAGCGTGATGGTTTCACCCGCTTTGACTTCGTAAGCAAATGAAGTCAGCAGTTTAGGTCGAGTATAACCGTCTTTACTGAACTCATGAGTCGCTCCACTTCTTAAGCTATTGATGACAATTTTTGTGGTCACATCATTGTTGTCTTTACGCGTTACCGTGAAAGTCTCACCTGGCAGCGCATACACTCCTGCCGAACGGAAGTTGCGTTTAGACTCCATATTCACCGTAGTATCAATTCTCTTTACATCGGCCCCAAATTCACTGCGGCTGAAGTTTCCCATGTTTGGTTGTTTTGGGTTGATGCGACGACTGTTGTATTGAACGTAGTCCGCAAAGTACGATTTCAAAAATTCACTCGTCCCCGTAGACTGCTTATCCATTGGAAAAGAGGCCGTTTGACGATAATGATCCGCCAATAACACCATCAGCTTTTCGTATTGATAACCATCTTGTTCAAACAACGAGATTTTTTGCTCATCAAGTAATTTCAGCCATTGGCGAATGCTGTTGGCAGCGTCGTAAAACTGACTGTCCATGTTCGCAGCTTCTGGACATGATTTATCATCACATTGGGACAAATCAACATTGAAGTTTTGAGTTTCGAAACGAGATAACAACGCTTGTTGCGTAATGACAGAATCTGGCACAAAGTCCATCAGCGATGAAGGTACCCAATCGACCAAACCTAACTTACGCCAATAGTTGTCCCCCACGTAGTCAACATGGAATTTTGCCAAAATGTCTCGGCCAAGATCGGTCAGCCCACCGTCCCAATGCAGATATAGAACCGGAATTTTAGCTTGCTCGGCATAAGCCAGCGCATCTATTACCTGTTGATTGGTATCTCCTGACAGCAAATGTTGTGACAGAATCAACAGGTTTGGCTTATCGGCTTTCAAGCAGCTAAGTAGTTTTGAACCGTCGCACAGGTTAGCTTCATTAAATGTCAGGTCTGGTGAAATATTGTTATTTAACCAACTGCGCGTCGCTTGCTCATCAGGAAAGTAATAAGACTGATCCATTTGCGCGATGACCACGTTTGAAGTAGCTCCACCTGACAACCAAGTAACGAGGTTTTTTAACCATTGAGTCATTGCCGCATTAGAAGAATCAGGAAAACGTTGTGCGGTTCGAAATGGGTTACTGCCTAAAACAGCATAACGCTGGCCATTAGTTTGCTCACCAGCAATACCAATCGACAACGCTTGGTCTTTGTAGCCACTCGCCATCGCTTTATTGGTCATCAATATGGTGTCGTTGAATCCATAGGTAGGAGCAAAAATCGCGGCATCATGCGTCGGATCCCAGTAAAGACCCGAAAGATTTTTTGCTATCGCAGATTTGATCGCATTCGACTGTTTCTTGTGCGCCTCAACAACTTGACGGCTTTCACGAATGAAGTCATTTGGGTCAGAAACCAATAGGGCATTGCCCGTTTCTAGCGCTTGTTGAACAGGAACTGGAGTTGGTGTGACTTGACTGTTTGATTGTGACTTGCTCTCTCCACCACCGCATCCGGTGGCAACAGCGGCAAGACCCAACGATATAATTGTTTTTTTCAT